TTCAAATATGGTAAGAAAATCTTTGATAAATTAACTGCAGCAATGCAACCTGAGTTTGAAGATGAGGAAGCAATTGATCCATTTGATTTCTGGCAAGGTGCAAACTTCAAGTTAAAGGCAAAGAATGTAGCAGGATACAGAAACTATGATAGTTCTGAGTTTGCTGCAGTAACTCCATTACTTGATGATGACGATGCTCTTGAAGCATTATGGAAGAAACAATTCTCTCTCGCAGAGATTGTAGCTGCCGATCAGTTCAAGTCATATGAAGATCTTAAGAAAAGATTAGAATATGTTCTTGGAAGTAAGAGACCTACTCAAGACCCAGATGTCTTTGATGAAGATAATGATCGTGGTGAAGCAGAAGAGTTAGTAACTGCTGCTGTATCCGCACCTTCTACTACCTCAACGGTAGACAAAGAAGATGACGATGCATTATCGTACTTTGCGAAACTCGCAGAAGAATAATTATACAGGAGGTCAAACGACCTCCTTTTTTTATGATAATGTTATATTAGTATTTTCTGTTTGTACTGTTCTTTCATCTATAAACTCAGATGATTCATCATAAGTCATTATCTCTCTAATATCATTTAAGAACTGTTGTAAATATCCTTCTTTTAAAATAAATATATTTCTCTTTTCATCATTCAACCGAGTTTCATATTCAAAGTTACTAATGCCAACAACAGGATTGATAGTGGCAGTTGGTTCACCTGGTTTTGGTATTGTAAAATTAGAATCAACAACTTTATTCTTTGGTAGTATCAATCTATCATTACTATCTTTGACCTCTGTTGTCTCAAAAAATCGGTTTGAATTAAGTGATTCTCCATATTTGTCAAGACAATAATTATATAAATCACGATTATTTAACGGCCATTGGTTTCTTACATTTAGAATACCTGCAACTGTTAAAACAATCCAATCAAACTCTGGATTTCCATATAGTTCTTCTGCAACAGTATCGGGTCTTGCTCCTTCTGGTATTTCATACTTATCAAATACAGTAAAACTGTTCTGTAAATCATCTCTTAATTTTACACGACGAAAAATATTTTTTACTTCAACATAATCAAGTGAAGATGTTTTTTCTGGTAAAAAAGAAGGGTATCTTAAATTTGGTAATTCTCTGAAGTATCCCATTAGTATCCTACTGCTCCTGTGCCTGGTGTTTTGTCATAATCAAGATCATAAATTGGTTGTATTTCTTTAAAAGAAAGATCCAAAATTATAGAAACTGGTGTGCCATCATCATATGTTGAGTAGACTCCCTCTCCTGTATATGTAGTTTGAACATCAGTTAGAAAACATTGTTTGAATTTATTCAAGAAGGGGTGATCTTTATTTCCACTGCGATATCTTAACTTAAATACATTAGGAGCTCTAAGGAAAAAATTACCTGCACCTGATATTCCACCTTGTGCTTGTGGTGCCATATTTCTTTTGAATGCACGAATAATTAATTTAACTTGTTCTGCTTCTTTTGGGTTACG